ATAGTTATCTGATGTCCTTTGAACATATGCTTCTATTGTGAAGTCACCAGTTCCAAATGAAAAGTCGCTAGTTGGTTCTATATACAACCTCCTAGTACCACCATTAAAGAATGTACCAAAGATACCTCCTGGATCACCAACAGATGTATCATTAATAGTAATAGATGTAGTACTACCAACCTGTGTTGTTCTTCCAGAATCTGAATAGAATTTAATGTTTAGAGTCTCTGCTCCCTCAGTTGCATTATCATTAGCAATAGTATGAGAGAAATTAAATGTATTACTTGATATAGTTCCTGATCCTGTTAATGCTCCAGAAGAGAAATCACCTGCTGCTATACCAGTTCCTGATAGTTCCCAATAAAGAACAGTTCCATCAGGAGCATTGGTAGTTGTCATAGTAGTTGTAAATGAATCTCCCTCATCACGAGTCGTAGAAGATACTGCAACAGTATATGTACGAGTTAATGAAGTATCAGTAATAGTAACAGTTAAGGTATTACCTACCTGAGTATTTCTTCCAGAATCACTATAAACTTTAATCGTAGCAGTTTCTGTACCCTCAGTTAAAGCATCATTAGCAACAGTATGAGAAAAAGTAGCAGAATTACTTGATATAGATGCTGTTCCTGTTAGTGCTCCTGATGAAAAATCCGCAGATTGTACACCAGTTAACTCCCAATATAAATTAGTTCCATCAGCAACATTAGTAGTTGAAATGGTAGTAGTAAAATTACCACCTTCATCTACAGCAGTAGCAGATACTGAATGAGTATATGTTGGTCCAGTAGAATCTTGACTTACAAAAGACATCATAGGCGAGAAAGCAACCCTAGCTACTTTAAGATTCGCACTACCTTCTAGTGTATCTGTATAATCCTTTTCACAATACACAACTTCACCTGCAGGAACCATAAAATTTCCTACAATAGTACCAGATTCATCCTTTCTAGTTACAAGCAGATTGGAAGAGTCGCTATTAAAAACTCTTACAACCCTAGCACTACCAACGCTAATAGGAGCGTTTAGATTTGTTTCTCCACCTAATACTTTCATCCTAATTCAATCTCCTCTCTCCAGTTTGATTCTTCTACTTTTTTTGTTCTTTTTTTAGCAGCTTTTCTTAATTGCTCTAATGATGGTTTTTTCTTTTGATCACCTCCTGGATCTAAAATACTATCAGTTTTTTCATTGTCAAGAACATCTTTATTGTACTTATCCTTCATTGGATTACCAATTAAATCATCAAGAAGTTTTTTACCCTGTGATCTATCTTTCACCACTTGAGGTTTATCCAATTCCTTTTTGATATCAGCAGGTGGTTCTTGATTAATATCATCAGGAATACCAGTTTTTGACATCATATTTGATATACCACTAGCAAGACCTGTAGCTTTTAACACTCCTTTACGTAATTTATTTAAATTTTTTCCTTTTACTAATGTCTTAATAACAGCAGCATTTTCAACAATTTTACCTTCAGGTTCATATCCTGCGTATATTTTATCACTAGGTTTAAAATCACCTAAACCTGAATCTTTCTTTGATGATGGTTTCTTTTTAGAATTTTTTGCTTGTATCCATCTATAATCTACAGGAGCAGGCTCATTTGGACCTTTAGACATATCCTTTTTATTACCTGATCCAGATAAACCAATTCCTTTATAATTTGTTCTATTACCTTCAGACACATTAGATTCAGATGTTGTTACATATGGAGTATAACCAACAGCATTATTTGCTATCTGAATTCTACGTTTAGTCAATCGTTCATCTTCAGATTGAGCTTTATTTCTTTGAGTATTACCTGCTGATAAAGTAGATGTCATTATATTCAAAGCAGCATCAGTTGTATCAGTTGCTCTATCTATTGCCTTTAGTACCCCAGTAGTAGCACCAACAGTAGCACCTGTTTTAGCAGATTTTATTATTGGTTTTGAAATTTTTTCATCTAAAACATTTAAATCATTTCTCCAATTAGAAGGATTAAGCGGTTCTGGTTTAATTATATCTACAGTTTCTATTTCATTAAACTGAACACCATCAGCATAATTTTCTACACTTACACCACCCTCTACTTCTTCTTTCACACAATTATCAACAGTCTTACCACCTTTCTTCTTAGTTCCTTTAAGAGTATATCCATCCCAACATGCTTTACCATCAAGACCTTTCTTCTTTCCTTCATCAATTTCAAATTGAGATCTCCAATTACTAAAAGAGTCTTGCTTCGCTTTAATATTGTCCATTGAACAGATTAAGTGTCTTTAGTATTATTTAGAATACCTTGTTTCAGCATCTTTGATAATTCACTAGTTGAACCAACAAATAGAGCATTATTCGTAACATTACTAGGTGCTTTTACAGCATCCTCATCCAAATCTTTAACTTTCTTCTGTAAATCTGCTAACTTATCCGTTGTATCACCTACCGACTTAATAATTTGACCAGCAACTTCATATGCCCTTGGACTGGCACTTTCACCAGCAAGTTCCAATATGCCATTAAGTGCTTCTTGTCCCTTTTCTATTAATGAATATAATTGTGCTCTAGTGTACTTATAATCCTTATCAATATCATCAGTAATATCAGTCATTGTATCCTTTCTTCTGACACAACCACCTTCATTAACTTTCTGAACTTCTATTTCAGTGTTAAATGCTTCATTCAAATCGTCATAATTATCTTTCATGATTAACAGTTCCAAGCTCTTAATGATTTAGATAATCTATCATCTCCAGTATTGTTGGAAGGTTTTTGTCTCTTCCTCATACCTTTCATCCTCGCACAAAAAGACGCTCTACGCTTGTTGCCAACCTTCTTTGAAGGAGCCTTAAGGTCACTTCCTGGATTCTCTTTCTCGTAGGACTTTCTTCCTTTTTCATTTAAACCTCCTGATTTGTTTTGACCTTCTTTCTTTGTCCAAGCAGCACCCTCATCAACATTTAATGTTTTTGGATAATCTTTATCACCTGGTTTTGCTGGTTTCTCACCACGCTTTCTCTTAGCATGAATGTTATCCCATAAACCTCTTTTTTTACCTTCTGATACAAATTCGTTAAAACTTTTCATTAGATGTCTACCTTACGAGTGGGACTATATTCTTTACCATCATCACCAAAAAATTCTCTAGATTCTGTGAACCCAAAATCATCACCAGGTGGAATTAATGGATCATCTAACTGATCAATAACACCATCCTCATTATAATCCTTCTTAGCATTTGATTCTATCCTATATCTCATCTCACGAGAAGCAGTTCTTGTATTTGTATCACTATAGTAATCCAACTGAACCTTACGAATAAGTCCATCAGTAGTATCAGCAATAGGTCCAAACATATAAGTTTTTGCTGTAAATGTGAAAGTATAAACTAATGCTCTTCTAGTTTCATAGTTACCTTCATAATCATCAGTAAATGATATATTCTGGAGTATTAAAGGTACATCTCTTTTTTCTCCTATTTGTCTAACCAAATCAATAGTTAAAGTAAAACCTGGTTGAAAAAATGGTAATATCTGTTCTACTATTTGTAATGCATCATCTTGAGTCTTAGTTAATACATTTAACTCAAATCCCAAGTTATATGGAACAGGCATAAAAACTTTTTTAAATTTCTTACCATCCTGTGCCTTAAAAGTCTGAGTAACACCAGATTTTCTTGTTGAATCATAGTCAATAGAAGTCATCTCAAATGACATTCTTGGTAGACTAATCTGAACTGCTTTATTAAGATCTGGTTGCTGCTGAAGTCTTGCTAGAAATTTCTGTCTAGGTCCATAAGCAATAGGAACCTTTATATTTGAAATATCTCTATTAGTACTATCCTGATGTCTAACATTAATATCATTAAAAACTGTACCGAAAGCGATAACAGTCTTCCTCATTATTTCGTGATAAAAATAATTCCCTAACATATCAAACTACACCAAATGGATTGGATTCTGTAAAATCAAGGATGTTATCTGCTTCAAATTGAAATTCATCACCCTCGTTGTATTTATCATTAGCATCATCAGAATTAAATGAAGCACAAGCATACTTTGCTCCAGATGTTTGTCCAACAATTTCTTCTCCCCTAAAGAATCCAGCAACTGTTGAACCAATTCCAACATTTCCTATTAGAAGAGTATATGTATCAACATCCCAACTCTTAACTCTTGCTTCAGTTCCAGAGTTAGCACCTTTAACTATTTCATTAAATTCATAATTTCCAATTCCCAACATTGAATCGGGATTATCTACAGTTACTGTTGGTGTTGAAGTATATCCTTTTCCTGGTTCATCTACGTAAATAAATCTAACAAGATCATCCTGATTAAAGAACGCAGTAGATGCATCACCACTAGCACTAATAGATGCTATTCCAGTAGCTGTGACACCAGCACCAGGTGCACCAACAGTTACATTTGGTACAGTTCCATATCCAGAACCACCACTCAAGGTATTAAGACGTATAACTCCATTATAAGCAGTTTCAATGGAACAAGTTGCTGCTGCTCCAGTTCCTCCACCACCAGTAAAGGTTACTGTAGGTGGAGTTGTATATCCAGAACCACGATTTGTAAATAATATCTTCTCAATAGAAGTTACATTTGCTACAGTTGTTGTTATTGCTACTGCTCTAGCAGTATCATTCGCTGGTGAAGGGCTGAATATAACTGATGGTGGTGAAGTAAATCCAGAACCATCATTATTTAAATACAACTTACTGACGAAACCACTACCAATAGATGCTGAAGCAACGGCAGTTTGTCCCAATCCAACAAGTCTAAGTGTACTTATAAATCCTTCCTCTTGAACCTGAGTATCGATTGCCTCAATAGAAGTATCAATAACCTCATCCTCATATTCAAAGAGTTCACATTTTAATTCATAAACATAATTTTTACCTAACTGATAAAAAGGATTCTCATGCTCTACAAACTTTATTTCAAATAATCTACCACCTAATGGAAAATAAACTAAATCTCCTTCTCTTGGTCTTGATGAAAGAATAATTTCACTAGTATCTGTTCCATCATCTAAACCTGCCATAAATGGTGCGATAAAATCTTCAAATCTTTCTTTTGAAATGGTAAGAATAACTTCATCTTTTATACTCATTCCAAATTTTGTTAGTACATCACCAGCACCACCATATCCATCATAATTATTAACATATGCTTCTATAGAAAAATTATCATCAAACTTAGAAGAAGTAACTTCTTCCATGATTGTTTCTCTACTTACATATTTTCTAGGAATATAAGTTACTTCAACACCAAACGTTCTTAGGTGTTCATTTATTAAATCTTGGGTTAGTCTTTGTTCAGACTGAGCACCTTGTAGGAAAAATGGATTTAATGCCATGTTTATTATCCTATAAAGTCATATGGAGGCAACTCATATTCAGATGCCATTCTAGATCTTAATGATTCTATTTCGGACTCTGCTTGTTGAAGAATCTCTCCACCATTCATTTCTATGCCACCTGGTAACTTAACACCTCTAAATTTACTTAAATTTTGTCCCCATTGTCTCTTTATGAGAGCAGTGAGATACTGTTTTAAGAATACATCATTATAAACTTGAGTAAAGGATGCTGGATCTAATGCTCTATAACAGTCTAAAATTAACCAATTACCAGCAGTTTCAGCACCCCAATCAATATCCATATATAACCTATCTTGCCTCTTATTAAATCTTATCTGCTTATCTGTTGTTAATAGGAAATCAATATCCTCAAGATATGATTTAACCATAGCATATTGAAGTAATTCTACAGAATTAAAGTAATAAAGATCATTTAAGAACAATTGATACTTTATACTAAACATTCCACCAGATATTGAACTGGTATCAAATTTAAATATCTTTTCTACACCAACTACAGAATCTGGAACTTGTAGGAAATTAGAAGTCTCATACCAGTTACTTGTTGTAGTACCGTAACCTGAAATATTTGAAGAGGTGACAGATGTAGTTACAATACCAACACCATCTGTATTTTTTGCGGTTCCTCTATTAATATCTTCTTCAGTAATTTTATACTTAAGGTACATCCTTTCAACACCGTCAAAATGACGTTCGTTGAATAATTGAATAGCATCATCAACCAAATCATCTATTTGGTCATCAGCAACATTAATTTCTAATACAGGAGCACCTAGTTTCCTTAAACAGTAATCTATTAATCCTTGTCTACTTGATGGTTTTGCCATTTATCTTGATGCTATATTGCCTGTTGTAGGTTTTGATTTACTTTCAGTTTTTTCTTGTAGATCTGCTATTTGTTGTAACAGATCCATCTTTTCAGCCTCATGATCTTGTTTTAATGTTTGTATTCTTGCTTCCAAAAGAATTTCTTTATTATATGATTGAGCAAGTTTGTTATGATATAAACTGACGAGAACGTTCACATCCACATCACTATTAGGTTGTTGCATAATTTATACTCAGAAAGTACCTCCGTCTAGTGTAGAAGTCCAACTAGGCTTATTAGTATATATCACACTAACAGAAGATGCTGTTACTGATAAATTTTGAATATCACCATTATTACCTTCTTTTCTTAAATTGTTAGTAGTATCAAATGTTCCTTCAACACCAATTAAACTTAAAGAATTACCAGTTCCACCAGCTTCAACAACACCATAAGCATTACTAGTATCTTGCCTAATAATATCACCAGTAGTAACTGTTACACTACCAGATAAAGCAAGAGTATTTTTAGTAATAGCAGTTAATATCTGTTTTGATGTATTAACTGGAGATGCTACAGCATTAGTTGAAGTCTGTAATCCATTTTCATCAAAATATACAACACCATGAGTATTGTAATCACCAGTTTGATAGTAGATACCTTTAATATCAAGGAA